CTAAACAAAAAATACAGTCGTCTATAAAACTAAAACAACGCATTTGACTGCCATCACCGTAGATGATTGGCGGTTTATTCTGTAGCACACGATTAATCATTATACTCATAACATTACGAAAAGGATCATCGTAGCGTTGACGCGGTCCTACAATGTTATGTGGGACTGCTATAACCCATTCCATATTGTTTAACTCTGCTAGACACTTTAGTACATCTTCTCCAGCAACTTTAGCAATGGCGTAAGGGTCTACAGGTTTAGGTGTTTGTGTTTCTTTAAACGGGTATTCTTGGTCACCGTATCTAGCCATACTAGAGCAATATACAAATCGTTTTACCTTGTTTTGTATTGCGGCACTGATTGTAGAAACACTAGCTTGAAAAATATTCCGTGTTATAAAACTAGGACTGAATATGCTTAGTCCTTCGTGTGCTGTGGCTGCACAGTGATAGACCACATCGCTGCCTTGCATGGCCTTAGACATTGCTTCAATATCGCAACAATCGATCTGAAAAAATTCTGCCTGCTTAGGAATATTATCAACGTATCCGCCGATCAGTGTATCGTTGCCTGCAACTGTGTGTCCTAACTCAATCATTCTGTCAGCCAAATGACTACCTAAAAATCCTGCAATACCTGTTATAAAAATTTTCATACTAGATTTCGTTTTTTAATTTCTTCATATAGAAACTCTGACACCTTACTTTGTCCTTCAATAGACCAGTGAGCACACGGAGTAATATATTTTGTAGGAACCGATAACGTTCTTCCTAGCGCAAATAAGTCATGCATACTTTTATATTTGTTACCGTCTGATCGATATACCATATCCATTAATGATGAGTACGGCTTGGGTGATATAAAGTCGTTCCAATCTATTAGATCTATAAGATGAGATTTGTCTTCTAAATCGTGTTTTATATTTTCTTTACTAATGCGTTCGTCAAAAACTGTAGAAAATAAAAATTTATATCCACGATTTTCACAATAATTTTTAGCATCGTTTATATTAAAAAGAAACTCTATAGCATCATTTCTAGGAGACCATACTTCTTTAAAGTATTCTTTTTCAAGAGCCGAAATAGCGCCGCGATCACTATCTGGGTTGGGCCAAATAGTTTGCCACTTCTGATGCCAGTTTATCCCAACAGTGTCGTCTGACTGTTTTATTAAATCATATCGTTCCATTCCAGTAGCTAACAGTATTACAATTACATTACCTAACTTGTCAGGTAGTTTGTTTAGAAACATTTCTCTAATCGTTCCCCTATTACCACTACCGTTTACTCCAAGATTAAATGTTTTATAATTTAGTTTGTTAGCTAACTGTCTTACCCAATTGTTTTGTGATTGTTCTTCTAAAAAATATGTTCCCGAAATATTGTAAGTAAACGGTTGTGTAGGAATAGATTTCCATGTTTCTACAGAATATGCACCCACACCTTGGGTAAAGCTGTCTCCCAGCCCTATAATAACATTATCACCTTCTTTTATTTCATCGCAATGTGTTGGCAGCATTTTATTCCTTAAAATAATCAAAATAGTATTTAACAACAGTATTGTGCTCTTCAAACTGTCTAGTTCCAATAGATAAAAATAATTTATGATTATGCTCAAGAATATCTCTCATCGATTCATACCAAGCTGCTTTATCGTTAATATTTTTGATTTTTTCTATTGCATTAACTATTCCCAAAAATCTATCATTGTCGTCCATGTCGTCGTAGGACTCGTCTATAAATCCGTCAAATGTTTTGTACCCTAACTTTCTTAAATATTTTAAAGTATGTTTACTACCCACAATAACAAACGGCTGCATACACGCTATTGGTTTAAAAGTTTTTTCGCTGATAAAAACACTGTGCTCGTGTTTGAAATAACTTGATTCTGTTACGATTGAAACCCAACTATTTAAATATACATTATCCAATATTCGTTCAACAAATTCATAATACCTGTCAGCTGCTGTTGGAATAACCTGTTCTATAGTTTTTGGTAAAATTGTAGTGTCTATATCTAACGGTAACTGAAATGTCTTTAATTGTTGTCTAGTTAAATCAACAGTCCAGTTTGTATCAGCACCTACGCTAATATTTCCAAAGGGTAGCAAACCTGCAGTTTTAAGATGTAGGTAATTATAAATCCTTTGAGGACGTGGTCTAAAATTTATACAATCGTACAAATACATGCTAGAAGCATTGTCTCTTTTATGTGTTAATAGTTTGTCAAATGTAATATCAAGATTTCGATTAACATAAGTTTGATATATATAAAACGACAATGTAATCGAAGGAACAATATTTAATTTAACATCTATGTTATTATCAAGGGACCACTGATTATAATCATCTGCAGACGATTGATCGCCTGTGATGTAAATGATTGCTTCCGGAGAGATATTATAATCTTCACATTTTTTATGAAACCATGCCCAAAGCCAATCAGTGTGATACCCCTCAACACTTTGATCAATCATCAACATTGCGTTGCCGATTTGCAAGTCGGTTAAAAACTTAGGGTTTATATATTCAAAAATTGATTTTTTATCAGCTGGCTTTCCGTTAAATAAATCTGTCCAATCATTTGGATGATATGCTACTGCAACCGGAATAATGTAATTACTGGTTGCGCTATCGATAGATTCAATGCTTAAAGTATTATCGGTATTTTTCTGTACATGCTTATAATAATAAAAAATAATATCCATTAGTTGAGAAAATCTAAATTGAGTAGCGTTAGAGATTACAAAATTTCCAAGTTTTTCTCTGTCTAATCTAAAAACTTCTTTAAGAGATAACACGGTATTAGAAGCTCTATTTTTAAATAATTCAAATTTAAAAATAAGTTTAGATGTTGGCGTGTTTACAGTCATTATAAAATTCTACTAATTTTGGAAAGGTTTTTTGAAAATTTGTGCCGCGTCTACGGTCGTATTCTGTAAACCAATTAAAGAAGTCTCGTTTGCCTTCTTTTAACTTTTCTGGGGCATAGATACTAGATTCCATGTATTTTACAACTCTTAGGAATTTTTCGTACTCTAACTCACTGAATTTACTACGATTTTTATCGTCTAAATTGGCTAGAATGAAGTCTAGGTGGCTTTTCATGTAAGGAATAAACTCGTCTTTAGGTAATAAATTCATGTCATACTGCAACGGTTCTTTTAAAAACGGAGTATCAAATCTAATGCGCTGCCATTTGTTTTGTTCAAAGCCGTTATACTTAACTCGCCATTCTAATATCTTTTCTAATAAACTTTGAAAGTTTGTTACGGTGAGTATGTTAAAAGTTATCATAAAAGTAATAGGCAAATGAGTGTTAGACAAATACGTATCTAAATTCTTTTCCCAAACCGTCAAATCTAATCCTGTGCGAATATATTCTGCAGGAACACCCCAAGTATCTATGCTGGTAAAGATTTTAAAATCTTTAATACATCCGTTAGCTAATAACGCATTTACTTTTTCAACTAGTCGATCTATAAGAATAGGTTTAACCCCAAAATTTGTATTGATGTTAAGTTCTAGATTAGGCAAGGGATTAATTGCTAGATCGTCCAACAGTTTCCAAGTACTGGTTTGCAACAACGGCTCACCGCCTGTGATACGCAGAATAGTCAATGTCTTACGAACTTCGGGCCACCACTTCCACCACGCAGTAACATATGGATTGGTTTCTTCTTCATAGACTTGAAACCAATCAATATCGTTTCTATGATTTTTGACCATATCATACGGCCCAAAATCTTTAATCTCTTTGTAATAACTGCTTGAATGTTTAGGATGACAATACCCGCATTTAAAATTACATTCGTTTCCAAATGAAATTTCTATATATTGTGGATTGATATTTTGATCCCAGTTACCGTCTTTGATCTGTTGAAATCTCTCCGAGGTATATATTGTAGAATTACGTTCTTTGCGATCACTAATATAATCTTGACCTAATGCTTCGATGTTCCAACAGTAGTTACAACCGCTGGGTTTTTCTCCGTTAAGCATAGCCAGTCGTTCATGCTTTTTTTGATTGGTGTTATGTAGTGCCGATGGGTTACCCAATAGTTCATCTAAGGGAATTTTATGGGGAGCAGGATGATAGCAACTGTGTGTTTCACCTGTTTGAAGATAGATTGTTGTATGATGCCATTTAGCCATACAGAAGGTAGGCGAAATTTCATTCATTATAGGAATAAACTTTTGTATTCTTGCCTTATCGTCCACTTAACTGTTCCTTAATTCTGTTGAATTCAGATTCTAACCAATCAAAATCATTAATCAGTTTTAGCCCAGTTGGATTGTCTTGGTTGCTTTCACCGTAATATTTTCCATTCTGTGCGCCAAGATAAGAGTGAAATCCGTACGGCACAGATTCATTCAGTGTGCACCATGCATCTAATCTCTGTTGAGTTTCGGTATCTTCTTGTCGATCTATAGTTCTACTTGCTAACTTACAACATTCTCTAAAGGCACTTTTCCAAGTATTAAATGGATCTGTATTAAATGCAGTTACATTACTGATGTCCGGCATGGCTTTAAATAACGAACTAATGCTTGTGGTCATGTCAGGTGTGGTTAGATCCATATTCTGAGTAAGATGTTTAGGAAGTAGTTTAACTCCGCCGTATCCGTACTGTAATCCGTTAACAGGATTAATACTTCGCCATACGTGAACACACTCTTGACTCCATGCATCTGCTACATAGTCAAAATTAAATGTATCTACTATTTCAGCATCACCATCAACTACCCAAAACATTTTAGTAAATGATTTTTTAGCAGCAGCAATGTGTGCTTGGTGTATACCTTTGACGCCGTGAACACGCTGCGCTCGAGGAACTCTTGCTTTGAGTTTAGCAAAGTTTTCATCTGCATTCGGTTCTTGGTAACTAATAAAGATTATATCGTACATTGTTGATAGTAAGTTGCGTTTAGTCTAATGGTCTCATCATAAAGATCTACCGTATACTTGCTCTGCTGGGGTGTTAGGAAAGGCCAATCTAATCCTAGATTGTATTTTATTTTATCTCCTAGTTCTTGAATTGCTAAATCAATATCGCTAATAGCTGCTACTTTTTGAGAATATAAATCTCGTAATATTTCAAAATCTCTAACATTAATATAGTTCCAGTCTGTACAGTTAGCCATCCACGTCCCCATACGAGCACCGAGAATGGCGTACTTACCGTTTTCTTCATGTGAGCCCACAGTACTCCACATACGCAATCTATGAACATTATGCCACCAGATACGTTCTTTAATTTCTTGAGGTGGTACACGTACTCCGTCAAGCAGAGTCATTTTAACACCCTCGCGGAATCCTGCTCGCCATGCTTGGAATGGTGAGCCTGTAATAATGCTTTCACTATATACTCGAGGAAAGTTACGATACCCTTCTTCCCAACAAAAATCTACTTGGCCTCTTTCGCTTTCTGAATTTTCATGTGTTCGCATATTAAGTACAAAATCTCGTTTCCAAATCTTTAATCCGCCATTACCGTAGCGCAATCCGTTAATACTATTACGGCCACACCACCCGTAGACTTGAATCTTAGAATCTGTCATATCTAGATCCAAATCAAAAAATTTAGGATCTACAATATTGTCTGCATCAACGGTGATAAACCATTCCGTTTCTGCTAGTTCGGCTGCAGCTTTGTGTGCATGGTCTGAACCTTTTACTCCGTGAACACGTTTTGCCCAAGGAGCCTTGTTACAGAGATCAGCATAATGTAAATCTGCATTAGGCTCGTCGTAGCTTAAAAATACAATATCAAATTCAATAATTTTCATTTATAGGTTATCACGTAATTTTTAAATAGGCGTCTAGTATAAACACTAAATTGATTATAATCAATATTTTTAAATGTTTTTGATTTTCCTATTAGATCTTTTATTCTAACAGAAATTATTTCAAAAAGTACATTAGGATCATTGTAATCAGTAATTAAAAAAATCATTTCAGTGTCACCGTCCCACACAATTCGACGCTCCTTAACAGGAACAACTGGTGTTTTTGTTCCTCCAAATTCTGTAGATAATTCAATTTTTAAACTTTTATTTTTTAAATTATAGGTTAGATATATATCTGAATTATCATTGTCCGCATATTGTATTGAAATAATTCTGTGTAAAACGTTGTCTATTTTAAAAACAGATCTAATTTCTGCTACTTCTAGAGTATTTGAATTAATATCAATAACGCACGAACTTATTTTAACTTCTCCCGAAATAATAGATTCGGCTGTTTCTTTGTCAATAGGAACTTTATATTTTTCGTTAATAAATGCATGGGACGGACCAACACTTAGAACTGTTCCTGTTTGAGGATCAAATACTGCCACATACTCAACTGGTGCTGGCTTCCAATCAAGATACCACTGGTCAAAGTCTAAGATTTTTTCCATACTATATCCTCAAGTATGCTGATCATTTCTGTGTTGATTTTATCTTTTTCAACGTAATGCACAATGTCCAGCTGTTGATAATTTCCTAATTTAAGTTCGGCTTTTTTATTAAGATAAAATCCAATATGATCCGACCATAGGTCTGCGGGCCAGGGCCAATTTTGTATCATAGGTTTCATGTGGACTACCCGAGGAAACTCTAAAGGGTAGGCAATTTGGTCTTGAATATCTAAAATTTTTGCTGACAATGCAAATGCTTCGTCGGTGCCTAAAATTTTAGGTTTGTGTTCGCTTAAAAATGCATTGGTAAATTCTACAGGATTTTTTATAATCTGCCTGCCAAGCTCAAAAAACTCTCGAGCCATTATACTTTCTTTTTTAAAGAAAGTATAAAAACTATAAAGATTAGGTAAATTATTTTTTATAAATGCTTTACGATAATACGGATTATCGATTAGTTCTCCCCGGTAGGTATAACTTTTATTTGCCACATACAGTTCACAATTTTCTAAAAAATAATCAATCCAGTGACTGTAATCTCTCATAAACAGCATATCTGCATCGAGACACACTGTAGAATCAAAAGGTGATAACTGATCCATCCACGATCTACCGTCCCAAAATGTTTCTTGATCCCATTCGATGACGTGATCAAAAACCCAACTACTTTTTAGTTTATCAATTTTTTCTTTATTGTCAATGACCAATGCAACTTGATCATACCCCGGTTTTTGTGTATTCTTAATACTGATAGCAAGTGCATAGGCCAAGTTTAAATAGTCGACTGTGTCATGTTCTGAAACTACCAATAAATATCCAAAACTCATAATAACTCCAGTAATGGTTTTTTATTTCTAATAATACTTTGTTTATTCATTACATGTATATCGGTATTAGAAATTACTGCTGCACAGAAATTTGAATCGCATCTTGGACTGATTAATACTGTTAATTTTTTATCAGCTGAATAAAGAATATCTTTATCAAGTAGCGTTAGTACCGGAGGTAAATCTTCTGTGTCATTTTGTTCAAATCCGTTTAAAATATGTTTTGCTATACTAAATGCAATATCATTTCTAAATTGTTTACTGTCAAAACGATAGGTGTCTGCATAATATTGATAGTTATCTTTGATGTGTTTTACTAAGTCAAAAAATATTTTTGTTTTTGTATTTTTAGTAAACATAACTGTGGTAGCCCAGTATAGCTTTATTCCTATGTCAGAAATATATCGGTCATGATATCCTACTCTATTGTTATCGTAAATATCGTTAAGTGATTTACTAATCATTAAATCACTGTCGACATTCCAGTATTCAGATAGTCTGTTTGAAAAAATTAAAAAATCACTATCAATTAGCAGAGTTCTGTCATAGGGAGTCAAATCCCAAGCAGATGATCGATTAGAATTAATAAAAGGCACTATAACATTATCAGTGCCATCATATAATTTTCGGCTGTTATTTGTTTGTGGTTTTTCAACGATTATAATATGTTCAAATACTGTATTAGCAATATCATATATTTGAGAATCTTTCATCCAATCGATAGTAAACTTATCTGTGACTAACGAAACAGAAACTTTTAAATGTTTTTTAGCTAGACCTCCAGAAATCACAGACATTAGGGCATAATCCACTGATCGACTATTGTGAGCGTAAATTAATATTCCTTGAGTCATTGTTCTAATAACTTTTCAACTGATCTGCTTTTCTTTAATGCTTGATAAGATTCAGCGTATTCATAAGTTGACTCAAAGTATCTAGAAAATATTTCATCTCTAAATGTTTCTAGATCATCTATTAAAATAGGATTTTCGTTTGAATCTAAAATTACCGCGCCCGAGGTGCGGCCTTTGTTGCATAAAATTTCTACAAAGGTTAAAAGAGTTCTGTCGATGTTAAAAAATCCACCGTTATACCCATAGGTAAGTTTGGCTTCAATTTTTTCTTTAAGCATTCGACGCTGTATTGAAAACGTCTGTTGATAGTTGGCAAACTCCAGAGCTTTTTTTAGTTGCTCGTGCATGTTTTCTCCTTAATTATCTGCGCAGTTTATTTAGCGACTGATAATTTTAGAGAAAAATTATTATCCTAATGGGCCAAATGTAACAGTGGGCTGTGTTACAGTAAAATTTCCAAATCCGCCAGGAACTAGCACCCCAGTCGCATAAACCAATGAAACTGCTATGGAAAAAGTTCCGTCTACCGAATCGTTAGGCGGGTAATCAGCAGGAGTTGCTGTTTGGATTCCGCCACCGGCTGTACCGTCACCGACTGGGGTTCCTTGGGGGAAAGAACTGCCCGGGGCAACTCCCGGATCTACATAGTTGTCAATAAACTGAACAAGGAATTGACTGAGTGCGGCTGCTCCGCCTGAGTTGTTAGTTGTATCGGTAACTCTTGCTGATAATCGATATGAGTTTGATCCATAGGGACTCGAACCTGCAAGACTATAATACTGTTGAAAGCCGTTAGTAAGGGTATACCAGTTTGTTGCACCATTTCCGGCAAAGCTCTGTGTACCAGCACTGCTTAAGATACTAGTCCATTGAGTGTTTTGTGTTGTGCTGCTACCGCCAGATCTCGAACTGGTAATGCGAATCTGTCCACCACTGTTCCAAAAAAATCTAGCAGCATTAGCACTGGGCCATTGTACATCTATAGTGCATGATATACTGGTATTCCAAATATCGGCGCCAACGCCGGTCCAGGTTCTTGATCTAGGACTGCTGGCTGGCACTGCTACTGCTGATTGACCAGCTCCTACATTAAATCTGCTCGATATAAGTGTTGTAGCTAATGCATCATAGGTAGATACTGGGGCATCTACGGCGCTAAATCTAACAGTGTTTCCCTCAGCAACTACAACCGGAGCAGGCGTTAGACCAGTCTGATGCACCCAAGCATTAATTATATCAAATCTTAAATTAGCATATTCATTAATAGTAACACGATTTCCTAGTGCCACAGCAGAACTGTTGAGTGGCTGACCGTATCCAGAATTTCCCGATCCGGTGCCGAGAACTCCGATTACTTTATTTCTAATGTTATTATATTCAGCTTGCGTGATTATGTCGTTTACAGGCATTCGTTTGTCTTTAATTAAGTTTTGTATTTAATCTGTTAGCTAGCTGTAACAACCGAAAGTGAATATGCAGGTCCAGTAATAGCAAATGTGCCGGATGGAAATAGAGTTCCTGCTGCTTTTAGTTCTTCCACTGATACCGTTAGTACACCATTTACTCTATCTACCGTATCCGGTACATCGTACGGAGCTCTAACACTGTTACCTGGATCAGTATATCCGTCTGTGAGTGTTACTCGTAGTGTTAATACTGTTGCTGTACCTGCAGAATTATTTGCAACATTACAACGTGCTTCTAATCTATAGTTGTTTGCAGAATACGGAGTAGATAAAGAACTTTGATAGTATGTTTGAAACGAATTAGTTAAGGTATAATAATTTACAAGAGGGTCGGTGTCTGCCCCAAAAGAACGTATTCCTACTGAGTTTAAAAAATTAAACCAAGCGTTGTATTGTGCTGTAGCGGTTCCACCACTAACTCCGGTAGTAAACCTAATTTTGCCGCCGCTGTTAAAAAAATATCTGCCTTGATCTGCAGTACTAAAAGTCACAGTTGTTGTGAATTGTGCTGATGAATTCCACACCCCTGTATAACTAGCCGACCCCTTTGATGTAACTACAGACTGACTGGCTGCTACTTGAAATCTATTAGTAGTAGCTGTTTCTAATAATGCATTATAGTTGGAGTTTGGATGCCCTGCTCCAAATCGAATCACATCACCAGAGTTAACTGTTACAATATTTGGTAACTCTCCAGTTTGATGATAAAGAATATTGATAACATCAGTTTTTAGCAGATCCCATTGTGCTCGAGTAATTTGATTACCGGTAAAAACATCCGACGATATTACACTTTGATTGTACCCTCTAGTTCCGGCACCTGAACCTAATAAAGACTCAGCTTTATTTTGTATTGTAACAAACCCTGCGGCTGTAATATCTGATCCAATAGTCATATTATAATACCAATGCTTCTATAATCTTGACACCTGTGTTATTGTTTGATTCTAAGGCAACTGCAAACACAGCATTTGAATCAGATAACCATGCAATAGCTGTTCCGTTTTCTCCAGCAATTAAAGCGTCACCTTTGTTTACTACGCCTGTAACTTTAACTGGTACGCGACCCTTTAATGCAATGTATGTTCCGCCTTCTAGTTCGCTATTCATCATATATGCTGGGTTGGCTGAAACTACTCCGATTGCACGCTTGCCAACTGTGCAGGCGGTAACTTCTGCATCTCCACCAATGACTACAACTGTGCCTGTTTCATATTCTTGATCTGCAAGATATTTTTCTGCTAGGTCGGCATAACGAGCTGAGGTTGCTGTACCATTAAAGATATTTGCTGTAATGTTAGCACTAGCATCTCGAGCAGCAATACTATATGGTGTTGCTAGTAGTTTTGCAGTTCTATATTGTGTACTAAGTGTAGTTCCAGCCCATGTTGGATCAACCACAGTGTTAGCTGCGTCGATAAAGGTCTTATCTGTTTTTTCTACAGTTCCTATAAATTGATTGGCATAGATATTGCCGGCGGTATCTCTTACCGGAATAGATGCTACTCCCGGAGCAACTACAGCTACCGATGGATTTAAATCATTTAGTTTACTTGAATTAGTAGCAGATGCTGCAGAACCAGTAACAGATCCTGTTAGTGTTCCGACAAGGTTAGCTCCTACATAACCAATCTGTTTAGTAGTACCATTAATTATAACTGTGTTATCAGAGGCCAATACGTTGCCTATGTGTATACCTGTAGAATTTCCTGTAAGATTTCCAACAACATTACCTGTAAATGTTGTAGCATAAACATTATTCCATCTTAATAACGAAGTACCTAAAGAATATACATTGTCGTTTCCAGGTACTGCTCCGGTTGATCGTATTACCAGTACTTCTCGTTCATCAGTGCTTTCTGTGACTGTTATTTTAAATGTTATATCATTTCCTAAACGATTTTCAATAATAACTTCATCGCCATTTTCAACACGTACTCTTAGATCGTTGCCATCTCCAACTGTGAATCCTGGATCACTAAAAGCAACCTCTCCCGGGAAAGAACTGTCACCGGTTCTGATATACTCGTCAGCGCCAAACCCTCCTAGTTTAGCAGCATTACTGGCGGTGCCCCATAACACATAGTCGTCGGTAGAAATACCGGTTTGACTTTTGGCCAAAGTGAACCCTTTTTTGATTACTGAAAAATCTTCGATTGGATTTTGACTGTTGTCAAGTGTAAACGCTGTTTTACTGTAAATGCCAATTACTTTGTCATCGGCAAATACCTGTAGAATAGTATGTGGGCCGATCGATGTAGCCACTGTTCCTTTGACTACTGCTGCTACTATGGTAGATGCTCCAAGCTCAGGACTAGATTCTGGTCCAACCAATGTAAACTCAGTACCTGTATAAGCGTACAACTGCTTGGCAGTATTATCCCACCAAAAATCTCCTGTGGTTAATCCGCTAGGTGCCGTCGGACTAACTTCAGCACCGCCGGCTAATTTCCACTTTACACCGTCGTAGAATTTTAATTTTTTGTTAGCAGAATCAAACCAAATTTGTCCTGTAACCTGTTTAGGAGGGGCTGTAGTGTTGGAAAAATTTTCCATTAGATGCAGGAAATTTTCGTTTTGTACTTCTCCGTACCCGGCATAGTTTTTGCCTACAAATCGTAAGTCTGAAGAAGTGTCAATAGTACCGTCTTCTACTGATACAAAAAATTGTCCATTAAATTTATCTACTTGATATGCCATAATTCGATAGTCCCAAAGTGTTTATATATTTATTCGTTGTTCTGCTTACAGTTTCATGATGTAGCACAGTGCATAATATGGTGGTAAATTAGCGTTGGTGCCAGCAGCCCCTGCAGAATTAATTGAAATTCCCGTAGTTGCAGTAGCTATTCCTAGTCCAACTGTACTTCTATCGTATCCAGTTACTCGAACAGAACCGTCTAAGTTTCCGTCAGTTCCTGATACATTTTGACTAACTCCTTGCGGGGTCCCAGCCCACGGGCCGCTTGGAATCGCTACAAGGTTATGTGCATGTCCGGGATCAGTAATTGCATGGCTGTGTGCTACTACAACTGCATCAGCAGTTCCGCCTGTTGCGCCAACATTATAAGTAGATCCTGCGCCTACTACAAATCTATTTCGTAAATCTGGGGTGCCGTTTAACCCGTTACATAGTGCCCAACCGCTAGGGATACTCGCAACTGATCCGTACCATAGATTAATTAGTCCTGCTGGTATGATAGTATCTGCATATTGTTTTGTAACAGCATGCATTGTCGATGTTGGATTTGCTAACAATGTAACTCCAGAAGTTATCATTGTTGCACTAAAATTTCCACTGGCGTCTCGTGCTACAACTTTATTAGCAGTGCTTGTTGAAGTTGCATCTACTGCAATAGTTGCGCCAACTAGTCCGTCATAGGTATCAAGAGCTCCGCCGGTTGTGGTGTTAACTACTGTTAAAAACGATCCTTTAGTTAGTGGTTCTCTGTTTGATGGTAGCCAACTTATTCCGCTTACACCAGCGGTAAGAACAGTTCCCGATGCTCCGAGGCCCAACATTGCAGTTATGCCCGAGGCAGTCTGAAAAGGTATTGCTCCTAGACCTCCGCCAGCAAGATTAGTTGCAGTAGTGGCTGATGTTGCTGTATCAGCATTACCAAATAAATTATTTGCGTATATGTTATTAAATTTATAACCGTTAATACCAAGATTAGTTGTATTATCACCTATGATAGCTGGAGCATTTGGGCCGCCTAATGACAACGCAGTTGTGGCATCAACAAAAGATACATCGGGACCATTAGCTCCCATGTCAAAGTTTAAAGTTCCAGAAGTAGATCTCAGTGTTGGTCTTGCGGACTCAACTAAAAATTTTAGAGTACCTGCAGTGCCTATAGATATTCCGGCATCAGCTACTGCTAATGAGTTTAATGTACCTAGAGATGTCAAACTTGATTGTGTAACTGTAGAGTTTAATGTATTGCCTGTGAGAGTCGCTGCCGCTGCAGGTACTGTAATATTTGCTGTTCCGCTGAAAGTTACTCCGTTAATCTGTCTTGGAGTTGCCAGTTGAGTAGCGGAGTTGGCATTACCAGTTAACGTAGCTCCTACAAAGACAGTGGCTTCCACAGTATCAAACCTGCTTGTACCTGAAGTAGCTGTAACATTACCTGTGACATTGCCTACAAGATCAGCTGTGATTGTTCCTGCAGCAAATCCTCCAGTGCTATTTCTTGCTACTACTTTACCTATCTGATTAGCAGAGCTTGCATCAACCGACCATGTTGTTGGGGCAGTACCGTCAAAATCAGAACCTAAAATATAAGTTCCTTTGATCAGTTTGTTACTAGTCGATGCTTTAATTGTAATATCTGATAATGCATCAAAAGGCACATCATTAATTAATCTAGCAGTAGATAACCCTTCTGCCCTACTGGCGATACCTACTAGATTACCTTCAATGCTATATCCCGCAGCCATAGTAATACCTGGTTTAACTGAGCTAGCAAATCCTGGCAGAGTATTTATAGCAAAATCTATAAGAAATGCTTCACTGGAGCTTATGGCAATAACAGTGTCGTTGATTTCAAAAAATATTACAGGATGAGGTTTGTTGTCGACATCAAACAAAACCGTAGATCTTGCTCTGGTAATTCCAAATCCTGCCACAGCTTCGGGACCGACTAGCCCCCATTCTGCACCGGTATAAATCTTTAACTGTTCCGATATAGTATCTAGCCACAGAGATCCGGCATTGGGGTCAAGAGGTTCAGTGTCACTTAGTTTTACACCTATAGGATTCCAGTTAGCACCATCATAAATGTTAGCCAGCTTAGTATCAGTATCAAACCAAATTTGCCCAGTTAGTGGGCGTTGAGGGGGGTCATTGTTAGCAAAATTTTCTAATAGGTAAACAAAGTTTTCATTTTGTGTTTCACCGTAGCCAACATAATTTCTACCTACAAGGCCTATGCTGGTGGAGGTATCTATAGTTCCATCTTCTAAAACTATTAACTGCTCTCCGCTAAATTTATTAATTATATAGGCCATTTATGCCGCTCCTGATTTTATTATGCTGGTAAAAGTGTATCTGATGTGTGAACCCACGCACCTGCACTCAAAGTAAACAATTTAACAATTCGTGATGTTGATATCGATGCAGAGGCAATAGTTGCTGGAGGAAAACTAATGTTTGTTACTGCATTTGCAGAAGCTCCAGTTAAGTGATCAGTAATAAATGCTGATGTTGACAGTGCCGGGGGCAATGCATTGATATCTAAACTAGTAGACGATGCACTAACTAATGTGCATAAAATTCTTGCTAGTGTTCCAGTTCTGTATTCTTCGGGAGGATGAAGAATATTTAAAACATTAGTTATAATATAAGAATTAGGTTTTCCGTCTGTTAAATCCATACTAAATCCAATGGATCGTGTTTCAATGGTATTGTCAACGTATTCTTTAGTAGCAGCATCTTGAGGGTTAGTGGGATCAGCCATACCTGTAATCTTAGGACTGCCTATTAATGCTACGTTGCCTGTTCCGTCTGGAGCTAGTTCTAAATTTAAATTATCTTTAACAGTTGAAATGCGGTTATCTTCTAATCGCATTTCTACGTTTGCTGCCGCAGGATCAGGAGCAGCTCCACTTGGTCCAACATCTAAAACTTTTTGTGCTCCAAAAGTTACAACTCCAGGAATTGCAGTAATTGCATTTCCTAACTTATACTCTCCAGTAAAAGGCAATATAGGCTGAATTACTGGCGCACCACCAATTAAAAATGATTTTTGCGATGCTAGATTAACATCTTCAGAAACATCTAGCCAATTATTGGCATTTGAATAAGAAATAGTTTTGTCTGTGGTTCCCTTAATAGTTATTCCTGCACCGTCGGCAGAAATATTAGTAGGACTAGCCACATTAGAAATTACAATATTTTTATCTTCTACAGTCAAGTTAGCTGTATTAATAGTTGTAGTAGTGCCTTCTACAGTAAGATCTCCAGTAACCACTAGATCGCCACCTACTGTGACTTGGCTATCTGTAAAACTTGGATATAGTCTAATTTCTCTAGTGGCTGCATCAATCACTAAGGCATCCTCTTGATTTATACCTTTTCTAACGTTGAGAATTAAATTTTTGTCTGTGGATGCATTTGACATAAAAATGTCTCCAGCAGTCACATATAAATTCATCTGTCCGGCAGATCCAACAACTAGTCCTAGGTCTGTACTAATACGTACCTGACCATTAATAATATTAGAAGTGTCGGTTCTTACGTAGGTGGTAGCTAATGCACCGCCCAGCTGTTCGGCGTTTGTACAGGTTACATTAAATTTTATGCCAGCTAGATTACCAGCATTGAATCCAGGCTGAATATTTCCAGTAAAGCCAACTATTTCTATCTTAGGTGTAAAACTGTCTTTGGCAAATATACCTAGTAATATTCCGTTATTATAAAGACTAGTTATTACTCGTGTTTGATTTAAATTATCAAGGATACTATCTACCCGCAGTCCACTTACTCCTTGTGTCTGAGAATATGCAGGAGCTAACAATACTGGGTCTGTGCCGTCAAAGAAATATAGTTGTGCAGCAACATCATTCCACCATAAGTCACCAATAGATAGTGTTTCTGGCTGTGTACTAGATATTGTAGCGGAACTAACTGGAATAAAATCTGAGCCGTTATAAACTTTTAATTTGTTTTCTGCAGTGTCAAACCATACTTGCCCTCTTAGAGGATAAGTTGGTGCTAGTGTACTTGAAAAATTTTCTAAAAGTTTAATAAAATTTTCATTCAGTGCTTCGCCAAATCCGCTGTAGTTTTTACCAATCAAGGTAATGTCAGTAGACAACGTATCAACTTGGCCGTCTGCTACCGTTGAAATTATTGTGCCGTCTGTTTTATTAATCTGATATGCCATTGTTATTCTCTAATTAAAATGTTGGTGGTCCTGATCTAATAATATAATTGATTGTTAGATACGGGTTCATTAATCCTATAGCTGTACCTAGGGTAGTTCCAGCTGGTTTTTTAACACCGCCTGAATCTTTTAGATATTGTGCCTGCCCTGGAGCAGTTGGACCTAGACCTGTAGTGGCGTCTGGATCAATAGTTGTTGTAACTGCAACTGCAGAATATTCTTGCCTTGCTGATTGTAAGGTATGACTATGTTCTGGTAGATTAGATAAAGTAAGATTTGTAGAACTT